ATTAGCGAGATTGTTTCTGCCACTACTTTTCTGAATTCTCAACTCGCGTGGACGTCAAAGACTACCCGACGCATTGCTTATGTGCAACGTGCCGGCCGTTTTAGACATACACTCGGATCGGGATATCAGTTAGGTGGCGGAGGCGAGTATAACTGGAAGACAAGTTCTACTCAAGTGAACCGTATAGCTTCTGTCAGTCCATCCGTACCTGGCCTGGAGCTTTCGCTCCCTGGTTCCAGTGCAAAATGGGCTAACATGGCTGCATTGCTCTCTCAGAGTCAGAAATTGTCATCCTTCTTTTCGAAGTTAGTTAAGTAGCTTCATCGCATTTCGCGATTAACCCTCAACCGACCCTTGGAGGTCAAAATGACCATCACTGTTACTTCCCCGATAACGGGAGCAGCACAAACGGGCTTTACTACCCCGACATACACCCTGACTGCGGATTCCGCTCCAGACAATAACGGCAAGCAAAACGCTGTTACTGCACTTGGTGGGACTCAGACTGGCGTTTTAAGCCATTCTGTCGCAGCACCGTTCACGATTACGGCTGTTAAACCGAAGGCCCTTAAAAGCCTTGGCCAACCGAACCCCGTGACCGGCTCCATCAAGAATGTTCCGCGTAATGTGTACAAGGTTATCACCCGTAAGGGTGTATTGCCCCTAACAGGGCAACCTTATGCCACTATGCTGATTACGACTTCTATCGAGGTTCCGGCTGGTTCAGATATGACGGACGCACCTAATGTGCGTGCTGCCTTATCTGCCCATCTCGGTGCTCTCGCACAGCAGTCTGCAGGGATCGGTGACACCGCAGTTTCCGGCATCCTCTAACGAGGGTGCTACTTTGGAAATTTACGGCGTTATAATCCTTGCCATTCTTGGTTTAATTGGAGTTCAGGCTGATGAGTACTTGCTCTCATGCTCTTTATCTCGCACTGACAACAGATCTTCAGAGGTACCTTCCGAACAGCACGAATTGCTTCTTCCCTCAAAACCTGAGTGAAGTAGCGTTCGAGCCGTTGGAGGGATACAAAGCTTTCGCCGCGGCTTCTCTGCTTAAGTCGATATTCAAAAAGAACGTCGACCATATAGCTGAGGATGCCGATGCGAAGGCTCTCGACTTGTTCATTAGCATGAACGATAAGTGTCGGGAGTTTCGCTTTGACCTCTGGTCCCTGAATGAAGAACTCGTCCACGTTTTTACGTGGGCTAAGTCCTTCATTGACGATACCCTTCGTTTTGGCCCGGATATCACGGATCCTTCCTCTTGGTTGGACGAGTGCGATTTTGGCCCAGGGGCATCAGTTTCGGCCGCGGGTAACAGCTTCCTACACAAAGTGGGTAGCGGTCGCCTTAGCTGTACTGATGCTTTTCTTTACTCCGTTTATCTGGAGTCTATCAAGGGGTCTAAGACCTGGCTCACGGCTGAAAAATTACGTCGTGATGCCTTTGGTCATCCCCTTGTAGTCAGTGGCAGTAAGCTCTGCTTTGTTCCGAAGACTTCTAGAATTAGCAGAACTATATGCACTGAACCTTCCCTGAATATGTTTCTTCAGAAAGGTTTGTCGTCATGTCTGAAACGCTGTCTCAATAGGTCTATATCTATTGACCTCAGGGACCAGCAGTTCAGAAACAAGCGATTGGCTCGTATCGGATCACGCACCGGTGAGTATTCAACTATAGATCTCACTTCGGCTAGTGATACGATTTCCTTGGAGATCGTTAAGTACCTTTTCCCGGCAGATGTTTTTGCCTGGTTGGATGCTGCACGTTCACCAAGGACCACTCTGCCTGATGGTAGAGTGCTTGACTTGCATATGATCTCGTCAATGGGAAATGATTATACTTTTCCCTTACAGACCATGATCTTCTCTGCTATAGCTTTTGGTGTTTACAAGGTTCTTGGGATCCCGATCCTGAAACCCTCAAAAACATCCGATGGAAATATCGGCGTCTTTGGTGATGACATTATCGTTCGAGGCATAGCCTTTAACCTTATGTGTCGCTCCTTAGAAGCCGCTGGCTTCATTGTTAACAAAAGCAAGTCCTACAATGTTGGACTTTTTAGAGAATCGTGCGGTGGCGACTATTTTGATGGCCACAACGTTCGAGGCGTCTATTGTAAAACGCTTCGATCTACGCACGCAAAGTACTCCTTGATCAACAGGCTCAATGCTTGGTCAGCCAGTTTGGAGATACCTTTATACAACACTATGTCGCTGCTTCTTGAGTCCGTCAGGTTTTTACCTGTACCGGCTTTTGAGAGCGACATCAGTGGTGTTAAGGTCCCTCTTTGCTTGGCTAATGTCAAACGGGATTCTAACGGTTCTTTTGTCTATAAACGACTCGAGGCCCGTAAGATCTCAATTGACATGACCGACTTTGAAAATAGCAAAGACCATAAGAAACACAAAAGGTATCGCATCACTGCGAACCCTAGTGCTATCATGGTTGCCGCTATCAAGGGCACTTTGTTCGGAGGGTCTCTCAACATAAGACTTGATGTCTTGAGACCCCATTATCGGTATGGCGTGACCCCCTGTTGGGATCACGTTGACCTGGAGTATTGCCGCTTTGGCAATACTGGCTTTGACGTCTGGAAACAGATGAGTCTAGTAAACTTCGGAAGTCGTTTACTATCAACGCCTGCTGGTTAACGCCAGCGCCTCGATGCAGATGTTCGTCTTTGCATGAATACGGAAAACCTCTTTCGAGGAACTCGACCTAGCGGTCGCGTCCCCCCCAGAAGGGGGAGTTTCGTGTTCAAACAAACATCAAAACGCCTCGCATCGAGG